GCAACTTGAACTTCATTGTTTATCTTCAGAGAACTTACAGAAGTAGGGACAAAAGTTAAATAAAATGATTTCTGATTTCTTACGAATGTTTCAACTACATTCTTATTTACAATTGCAATTTTTAAATGCTTCTCTACATAAGATATTGCGGATTCTAAACAATGATTAATTAAATCATCACTATAATTTGCAGGAAGTCTAAGATTCTTTTCTAATAATTCTTTCAACCATTAGGTAAAGATCCTGTATTATTTATTTTCATTACTTTAATTGTTCTGCTTTCCCACTTGCTATTAGCCTTTCAGCAAATTCTTTATCTAAAAATATCTCAGAACCTATTTTATTTGCAAGTCTAAATTCTGAAGAACAAGCAGTTTTTACTAATCTTACTTTTATTTTTCCTGTTTCTTTTTTAGCTTGACTCTTAACAGTCCTCTTCGCAGCTTGTTTATTAGATGTTTTTTTATTTTCTTCATTATTTTTCATAATAGAAATATTGTAACTTTTTTGATTTTTTTTTAAAAAAAAAGGAGGAGTTTATATGCTCCTCCTTTCATTATTATGATTGCTCCAAGTATTATTTACTAAACAGTAGCAGTTTTAATAACACTAAAATGTTTTGGATGAACACAAACTCCATCCCAGAATGAATTCATAATCACTTCCGTAATACCAAACTTTTTCATTGAAACTTCATCAACAACCAAATCTCTTACTCCCCAGTTGCCAATTATGTAGTTTCTGAAAGAACCAAAAATGATTGCATGATGAATTGCATTAGAAGTTCCTTTTACTAAATTTGTTGGAACAAGAGAGCTTCTCATTGCTTGATACCCAAGAACTTCGTTATTTTCTCTCCATACAAATTGAGATCCATCACCATTTTCCGCTAAATTCTTTAAAAATGCCTTCATGCCATTTGTTGTCAAAAATCCCATTCTTTCAACATCAGCATTTGCATCTTCAACTTCCGTTTCCATTGCCAATAAATTAGCTCTTGTTACATTAGCTCCTGTATTGCCATCTGGCCCAAGTTCAATTTCATTTGTACCTGTTAAAGACAAAATTCCGTCAAACTCGTTTGCGCCTCCTCCCAGGATTGCAGTTGATTCTACTTTATTTGCTTCTGCATACAAAATGTTTCTCAACAACCAATTATCAACATCTACAGAAGCTTGAGCTTCTAATTGAAGAGTAGAACTTGACCAAGTTGCAAGTCTTTTCGGAGAAAGAGTTACTGTTTTTACGCTTGGATCACTCGCAGAAGCTTCAGCTTGTTCAGTATAAAAAGAAGCAGTTGTAATTGCATCACCAGCAGGAAGAGTTACATTGCCTCTAAGATTTCCAAGAACAGTTACTCCAAGTTGTTCCATCATCAGCCTTGGTCTCAAAGCATCAGTAAATGATCCAAGAGATGTTTCAATCAAATCAGCAGCAGTTGCAGGAACAGTAGCATCAACACCGGCAGCTCTTTGTGTAATGAAAGAAGGCAAGCCAAAACCTTGCAAAGAAACTTGAGCATTCCTTGCTTCGTTAATTGCCTCTTGATGTACTTCAGCCATCGCTCCTTCCATCTTGTGTTTGCCATTCTTAATACCTCTAATAGTCTCAGTTATACTGAATCTCTTAGCAAGTTTATCCTCAGGAGTTTCTTTTTTTACACCTGTAGCCTTACCTCGCAAAATTATATTAGATGCCTTCTCAATAACATCTAAAGACTCTTGAAGTTTATAAGCTTCATCGGTTTTGTTTCTTAATTCAGTAACCTGCTCATCATTAGCAGTTCCATTTTCAACAAAAGGAACAAGTTCCTCTATTTTTGACCTAATTGCAGCTAAGTCAGACTGTATCTGAATCTTATTCTTATTCATTTCCAATTAATTAATCTATGATAAAATATTTTTAGCAAGCTCTAATAGTTCTTTATGAATGTCGTTTCCTTTATTCTCAACTTTTTTTGGATTTTCAGAATCTCTTTCAATATTTAAAGCCCTTGCTATGTCTTCAGACCTTTGCGCTTGTGCATTTCTATTAGAACCATGCATCACTATTCCCCAGTCTATTAGTTCTTGTCTTTTGAAATATAAAACATTCTCATCTTCTCCTCTTTCTGCGTCTCCCCAATCTCCATCTTTTACTGAAGCCCGTATTGAACACATATTTAAAAACCCTCGCTCCACCTTTGATTTAATCCTAACTGCTTTTTCAGACTCCATATCATAATACAATTTAGCATAAATCTTTCCATCTCTTCGAAACAATTCACTTCTGCCAATTATATCTGTATCATCAGTAGAATCAATGCCTGGATGCCCATAGGTAACCACAGGATTATTTATATATTGAGAAAATTCCCATCCTTCCAAACGGAAAACAGTTCCATGAGAATCTATTGATTCGTCAGAAACTAAAAAAACATGATATTCATCATTTGATTGATTTCTATCCAACACTAAATTTGAACTTCTGCTGACTATCATATTAAATTTTTTACAAATATATAATTATTTTCTTTTTTTTTAAAAATTATTCTTCTTGCTCATTATTTTTTATATACATATTTGATTTTTTGCTATCTATCATAGCTTGAGCATATTCTTCAACCATTCCCAAAGGCATATAATTGTTGACCTGAATAAATGGAGTATCTCCACCCTCAACAGGCATTTGGTCATCCATTGCTCTCATTTCATTTATAGTATATTTACCGATTGAAAACGTGGATTTTAGGTAATCAGCTTGCGCCCTAACATCTGCTCTCAATATAGACTTTATATCATGTTTAATTGAATAACCTTTCTTTATTTCTTTTAAGGAGAAAAGTTTATAATTCAACTCTTGTTCAAGTTGTACTACAATCGGCAAAATGCAAGATTCTACGAAATCCACCTTCATAGCTTCCATGTTATCATAAGTCATTTTATTAAAATGAAAAACCTTAAATGGAGGAACACCAAATATTCTACAAATATCTTCTATTGTCAAATGCTCTCCGAGTATATATTCTGCATCAGAAAGAGACATCATGTTTGTATGTTGATCAAATTTACCTCCTGAATCTAACACCAAAACTCTTCCAGCATTATCGACAGACCCATATTTTTCCTCAATTCTAGAAGACAGCTCATCTGCTTCAGTTTCGGTCAACTGAATATTTTCAGGATACTGAATTGTTCCTCCAATGTATAAGCCATTAGAGTATAGCTTATTGGCAAGTTTCGCTGAAGCTTTACTCTTCCCGAATGTCTCTTTGTGCTTCGTTATTCTTGACTCTCCTTTGATTTCATCATATCCAATATCAGCCAAATGTATTACTTCACTTGAATCGTATTTGTTTTGAGTTTTTTTATCTACATAAATCTTAACCTGCTTATCCTCAGACATAAATATATCCATCTCTTTGACTAATTCAAGAGCCACAATATTCATGTCATTATCTCTTTTTATTACAGCATATCCATTACCAAGCATTAAGTAATTATACACCAATTGTCTTCTAAAAACAAAAGAAGACACATTAACAGATGGCCTATGAAATAAAAGATAATAAAGAGGATGATCTGGTTTTACTTCCTTAAAATTGCCACTTTTAAAATAAATATCTCCATTTAACTGAGCAATAGTTTCTGCTATAACATTTACACATCTAAATGCAGCGGAAATAGACATTACACCCTCCTGAGTGCTTATTGTTGTCAAATTCGACAATGTTGTCCCACTTAAAATATTTGGAGTGCTATTTTTAGCTGCAACTTTATTTGATTTAAAAATATCGAAAATACTAAATGCCATTGCCTATTATTTTTGTAATTATATCCTTGAATTGGTCAAAGTTACGAATTTCAAATGACATTGCTCCTTGATTTTCAATAGCTTCCATATATTTTAACTGATTTTCTGAAAATTTGTTGTTTCCTACTTTCAGCTCAAAAGTATAAAATCTATTATTGTAAATAAAATGAAGATCGTGAACCCCTGAAATCACGCCTGTAGCCTTCAATGTCATTGCCTCTCTTTTATCCCTTTTGCCGCCATTTGGTACTGCCCATAATGTTCTTCTTAGAACGGGGAAATTATTCCAAAACCATTGAAAACATTTTGCTTGTAATTTATTCTCATTCATATCAAAAAAAG